CTCGCCGCGCAGGGCGGTGGCGGGCAGCGCCGAGAGCCGCCCGTGCAGCGCAGCGAGGATGGTTTCGCGGGGGGTGGACATGCTGCTTTCTCGGTCAAGGCTCAATTGCATTTTCACAACTGACGAGCGGGATACGCATCTTCAGGGTGCAACCTGGCCAAGGCTCCGCCAATTCCTTGTCAGCCCACCTATGCTGTCAGAGCATCGACTCGAGAAACTGACATCCAGCGCCGGGTCGAATTTTTGAGAGGGTCAGCGGTCCATAAGTGACGCTTCTGCCGCGCACATCGCGTTCGATGTCATGCCTTCGATGTCCTGTGAAGCGCGACCTGCCATGCGCACCCTTTCTTTCGCTTTCTATGCGCAGGAATTCTGTCGTGTTGTCGCTGCGTTTCTTGGTCTCGAAAATCGAGACGATCAACGCGTTCTTCACCCCGACAATGCAATCGACGCGGGCTGAACGTTCCGCCGACAGGTTCCAGTCCCCAAGTGTGGCTTCAGCAAGTCTCTTCTCATCATTGGATCGCAGCAATGATTCCGTATTCTGCCGATTCAAGCTGACAAACAGAATGTTCCCGCGGAACAGCGAGACATCTCCGCGCATCACCGGATGGTCGTAGGCCTCGTCGATCTGGTTTCGGGTCAGCCACAGATTCCGATCGCCATGGCCCGAGACCTTGTTGGTATCGCCCAGCAGAGGAATGAGGACAGCCTCGAGATCATGAGCCGCCTCATTACTCAGCCCATGGGCGACAATCAGAACCTCGACACCCTCGCCAGAGCGATGGATTTCGCGGATGCGTCCGAGCTTGTGTTCAGCTTCTTCAAGAGGCTCCTCGCCCTGGTTGCGCTCAAGATGCGCGTGATTGAAGCACCGGTTCCCGTTGCCCTTTCCGATGTAGAATACCCTGTCCCGCAATGCAGCGTCTATTCGGGGGTCCGCGAGGGCATAGACATAGGCCTTCAACTTGGCTGTAACCATCGCGCTGAACAGCATGAAAATCTCCGGCTTGCCAGTGTTTCAGTGATAGGTCTTCGCAATGTCTCGAGTGTCAAGGTTGCCCCGGCGCAAAAAGGCAGGCCGCGTGAACGATCGACAGACAGAGAGGGAGCTATTGTGCCGCCAATGCGTGTCTTGGCACATGCCGCACCGTGGTCATCAGGTCGGCAAGGGCGGTGAAGATGGTGCCGCGGTGGGTGGTCGTCCGGTCTTTCCCTCCACCCAGTTCGCCACGATCAGCCCTGGCACGGCTTCGCGCGCCCTCGCGGCGTCCCGCGCCAGATCCAGCCGCTTCGGCAGCTTCACCTGCGGCACGAGCAGGAAGATCGGCGCTGTGACCTTGCCGCGCCCGGTCTTTGAGCGCGACACAACCGCCTGGCCCTTCGTGTTCAGCCGCCCCTCCGCCACCAGCAGGCTCGGGCCCGACCGTCGATAGACGAAGCGCAGGCGCAGCCCGCGGCGGCGTTCCCATTCGCCGGGGGTGATCCTGCCGCCGCGCAGGGACTTTCCCGCGGCGGGCAGCGGGATCGCCAGCCAGAACCCGGTCTTCGAACGGATCAGCGGGCCGGTGTCATGCGCGCCGACGATGACCGGCGCCTTCGACCAGACCAGCGCCGCCGCATCCAGGCTCTCGCCTGACCTCGGGAAGTTCTGGCTCCGGATGGAGTTCGCCAGCCGTGTACCGAGCCCGGCGCCGGTGATCTGCAGCCTCAACGCGGTCTTCAGCCCGGTCCCGGCCTCGCGCATGGCGGCGGTGACGGCGCGTTCGCCCGCCGCGACCTCGGCCGCCATCATCGCGACGATGTCGGGATCGATGTCGAGCTTCAGCTTCATTGCGGTCACGCCGGGCGCAGGTCGATGGTCCAGACCAGACGTTCGCGGTCGCGGACAGGCTCGCCCTGGATGAGGAAGGCCTCGCCCTCGATCTCGATGCGGTCGCCGGGACGCGGGTTCGCCACCTCTGCGACGCGCAGGTCGCCCCGGGTTGTCTCGGACCACAGCCGGGCTTCGCCAAAGTTCGTAAGCTCATCCGTGCGGCGGGCGACCACGCGGATGAGCTGGGGCGCGCCACCCTCGGCGATGTAGACCGCGTCGCGCCCGATGTTCGGATCGGTGAAGAGCGCCTCAAGCGCGGCAGAGAAGACGTCCGGCATGTTTCCTCTTTCCTCAGAAAGGAAGTGATACTATGTTTTCCTCAGACAGGAGAAAGTCATGACCCTTTCCCATCAGATCGCCCGGAGCCCCGAGGCTGGTGCCGTGCTGACCAAGGCCGCGCTGCGGGCGGCAGACCGGCTCGGCCTGTCGGGCCGACAGTTGGCCGACATCGTCGGCGTCTCCGAGGCGACCGTCTCGCGCTGGAAACGGGGCGAAAGCCTGCTTGAGCCGGGTTCGAAGCCCTTCGAGCTTGCGGCCCTTCTTGTGCGGACCTTCCGCTCGCTCGACGCGGTCACCGGGGGCGACGAGGCGGTGGCGCGGCGGTGGCTGGCCGCCCCCAACACGGCGCTCGCGGCACGACCCGTGGAGCGGATGGCGCAGGTGCAGGGGCTTGTCGATGTCACGACCTATCTGGACGCAAGACGCGCTCCGCTCTGAGGCGCGGCCCTACGCGGGCCCGGCATGGCGGTTCGTCGAGGCGCAGCACCGGGTCTCGACCTTGAAGCTTGTCGACAGCCTCGCCGAACAAGCGGCCCTCGAAGAGATCCTCGAGGCCACGAAGCCGCCCCTGCCGGAGGAATGCCGCGCGCTCGATTACCTGCTGGCCACGCCTTTCCGCTATCGCCCCTATCCGGCGGGATCGCGGTTTCGCCGGGCGGGACTGACGCCCGGCGTCTGGTATGGGGCCGAGGCGCCCGAGACGGCGGCGGCCGAAATGATCTTCTACCGCTTCCTTTTCTACGCCGAGAGCCCGGAAACGCCCTTTCCCGACGACGCGGCCGAATACACCGCCTTCTCGGCGGATGTAGCAACGCCCGTGGCGGTCGACCTGACGGCCGGGGCACTGGCCACCGATCATGCTGTCTGGGCCCACCTCACCGACTACGCGGCCTGCCAGGCGCTGGTCGAGGAGGCCCGCGCGATCGGTGCCGAGATGATCCGCTACGCCTCTGTCCGCGACCCTGCCCGGGGCGCGAACCTTGCCGTGCTGACCTGCCGTGCCTTTGCCGCCCCTCAGCCAGTCGAACGTCAGACGTGGCGCATTCGGATCGGCCCCAGCGGCGCGCAGGCCCTGCGCGAGCATCCGCGCCTGGGGCTCGAGTTCCCGAAGGACAGCTTCGCCCCGGACCCACGCCTTGTCGGCATGGTCTGGGATCGCCCCCGCGCGCGGTAGGCAGTCATCACGTCCGCCGCGCGCTTCGCAGCACCTGCGGGCGGGTGCAGATCGGCAGCGGGTTGCTCTCGATCTCGAGGCGCACCCATTCATCGCGGTCGCGGTCCGGGATCATGCGCGCATAGAGCGGCATGCCCAGCGTGTTCACCGTCTCGAAGGTGTCGGCCGGGGCGAAGTAGATCTCGAAGAGGCCCTCGACGCCCTCGGGGTAGAAGTAGGCCTTGTCGGTGGGCACGCCGAAGCCGAGACCGCCTCGATAGCGGCGGAAGGTGATGCCACCGAAACTGACCTCCTCGCCCACGCGCCCGCGCAGATCGGCGGCGGCGGCGGTATTCAGGTAGGTCTCGCGCACCTCCTTGTGGGCGACCAGATCGGCGAAGAAGGCCGATCCGCATTCGGCGCGCAGCTGGACCTGACCGGCCGCCAGCCCGCCAAGGCTGTCCTCGACGCTTTCGATCAGCGCCTGGCAGCGCTTGCGCAGCGCGCCCGAGGCGGGGCTCGCGTTGTCGAGGTCGAAGTCGACCTCGGTGGTAGGCGTGATGCCGAACTCGGTGAAGTAGTTGACCACCGTCGCCCCGTCCTTCGGATCCTTCACCACGCCCTGGATGCCGTTGAAGAGGTGGAATTCGAAGGTGGCCTCGGCGTCGTTTCTGAGCCGCCCCAGCTTGCGGGCCACCTCGGTCTGCACCTGCTGGGTGGCGGTTTCCGATCCGTGGTCGCGGATGCCCTGGATTTCCGAGGCCCAGAGCACGTCCTGCTTCTTGAACTGCCGGACGACGAAGGCGCGCATCTCGCGGCGTTCCGGCACCTGCTGTTCGTAGGCCGAACCACGTTCGGAGAACGGGATCAGCTGCAGCGTGCCGTCCCGGCTCTCGATCACGACGGTGCGCGCACGCACACCGCGTGGCCCGAAGAGGTTCGCACCCGAAAGGATCGCGGGCTTGAAGGGGATATTCTCCAGCGCGCGGGTCAGCTCGATGATCGAGAAGGCATCGCCTTCGAAGATGTCCATGGTCGCCATGGGGATGTCCTTTCGATGGAGGGATCAGCGCAGCAGGATGCCGAGCGCAGTCAGCGCAGCAGTGGCGGCGGCGATCTGCGGTTCCGTCGCGTCCGTGGGCCAGACGAGGTCGCTGCGGTTGACGATGACAGGGCCGCGCAGGACCACGACAGCGCTGGCGTCGGCCGCAGTCGCGTCGGTCGGGCCCCACAGGATCCCGGCGGCGTTCTGACTGCCGTTCGACGCGGCGGGCGTGAGCTGGGTGAACTTCCCGCCTGTGGTGATCTTGCCCAGAACCGTGCCGGGGTCGAGCTTGCCCGCGCCGGAGGCGAGGGTGACGGTTTCACGGGTGTAGTCGCGCGAGGCTTCCCAGACGAGGAAGCCGCCCGCGTGCCGGCCTTCGGTCAGCGTGGCCATGGAGGATCATCCTTTCAACTTGAAGGTGCGGGCGATCACGTCGCCCCAGGGACGGGCAGTGGGTGTGGGCCCGGGTTGCGGGTGATGGGGGCTGATCTGCGCCTCCGCCTCGGCCCTCGCGGCAAGAAGGCTAGTGCGAACCGCATCGAGGCTGGCGTCCTGTTCGAGGAAGCGCCCGACCATCTGCGGCTGTCCCGCAAGGCGGCAGAGGTCGACCACGGCGCGGGCATGGGCGATGGCGTCACGCCGGATGGCGGTTGGATCGATGCCGGTCGTCACAGGGTCGGGACTCGGCGGTGTGCCCGGCTCAGGCTTGGGTTCATCTGGGATCGCGGGAGCCTCGTCGCCTATGACGTCTTCGGCGGCCTCATTGCCGTCCTGATCGCTCTCAGAAGCCGGATCGGCGATGGCTTCTGCCAGCGCGGGCGGCGCGTTGCGGAACCGCGCGATGTCGAAGCTGGCGGCAATCCGCACCGGTTCGATCATGCGGGTGGCAAGCCCGGCCTCCAGGGCCGCTTCCGCATCGAACCAGGTCTCGGCCGCCATCAGGGCCGCGATCTCTTCCTCGGAGCGTCCCGACCGGGCCGCATAGCCTCGGACCATGCCACCTGCGATCTTGTCCATGGTGTCGGCCATCTCGCGCATGTCGGCGGCGGTGCCCATGACCAGTCCCGAGGGGTCATGGATCATCAGGAAAGCATTCTCGGGCATGACGATCTCATCGCCCGCCATGGCCACATAGGAGGCCGCCGACGCGGCCACGCCGTCGATCCAGACGGTGATCGCTCCGTCATGCCGCTGCAGGGCATTATAGATCGCCACCGCATCGAAAACCGAGCCGCCCGGGCTGTTGAGGCGCAGATCGATCGGCACACCGTCCGGCAGTGCGCCGAGTTCCGCGAGGAACCCCTTGGCACTGACACCATAGGCGCCGATCTCGTCATAGATCAGCACTTCTGCGCCCGTGCCACGGGCGCGGATCGTGTACCAGTTCTTCATCCTGTCACTCCTGTTCGGATTGCGCGCCCGCCCCGGGCCCATCCGTTTCCGGATCGGGCAGCCTTGAGGGCGTGGCCCGCGCGCCTTGCGTCTCGCCGGGGCTGGTCCGGTAACGGAGGCCGAGATCGGCCGACCGCCGGGCGTCGGCGACGTTCTCGCGGTCGACCTCCTCGACATCGTAACCGGTGGCTTCGACCACCTTGCGCCGCGAGGTGATGCCGGCCTCCATCGCAAGGACCTGTGCCTGGATATCCTTCAGCGGATCGACCCAGTCCCAGCGCGGCGGGATCCACTGGGCGGCCCGGAACCTGGCGGGTGCGACGGCAAACCCGGGCAGATCGAGCGCCCCCGACAGCACCGCGGTTTCCATCCAGCGCGCCCAGACGGGGCGGCAGAACTGGTGAACGATCACTCCATGCTGCAGCTGGCCGATGCGGCGCCGAAACTCGACCAGTTCTGCCCGAAGGCTGGAATAGTTCGCCTGCCGGACATCGCCAGTGACCAGATGATAGGGCAGTCCCAGCGAGGCCGAAACGGCGAGCAGTGTGCGGTACTGGAACGCCTCGTAGCCCCCGCCCACATCGGCCGGACTCGAGAACTTCACATCCTCTCCCGGCAGCAGTACCTGCATCGTGCCGGGCTCAAGGCTGGCGATCGCAGCACCTTCAGGGTCGGCGGTACTTTCGCCCAAAATGGGTTCCTCGGGCGCGGTCTTGGTGATGAAGCCCGCGAACATCGCTGCGGTCTTCTTCCGGTCGAGTTCCGCGTCATCGTACTGGTCGAGCAGGAACAGCCGGACCATGGCGGGTGCCACATGCGGCAGGCCCCGGATCTGGCCCGCATCGATGGGGCGGTAGATGTGCAGAACATCTCCTGCCGGCACGCGCACCGTGTCAGGCACCGCCACCCGCTGGTCCGTGCTGTCGCCCGGATGGCGGCGGTGGAAGTGATAGGCCACACGCCGCCCGATCCCGTCGAACTCGATCCCGCAGCGGATGCGGTTGCCGTTGGCGGCTGCCTCGGTCTTCTCGAAGGGCAGCATCTCGGACTGCAAGAGCTGCATCTGCAGCGGCACCATGAGACCGTCCTCGGGCCGACGCGCGCGCAGCCGGACGAAGCACTCGCCCGCGACGAACATCTCGCGCGCAACCATGGCCTGCAGGCCGTAGAAGTCGGTCAGCGCGTCCGCATCGGCCTCGTCGGTCCAGGCCAGCCAGAGCTTCTGGACCCGGTCGCGTAAGGCCGCATCCTCGATCAGCGAGGACGGCTTGATCCCGTCGCCGACCAGGTTCGCCGCAAAGGCCTCGCAGGCGTTCGCCGCATAGCCGTTGGTGACCACCAGTTCGCGGGCACGTGCCAGAAGCCGCGGACCACCCGAGGCGACCAAAGCATTGATGTTCTCGAGCGGCGGGTTCCAACCCTTGAGCCGCCGCCT